TACGGCGAGTCGAACTCAATCCGCTACCTGCCGAGGAATGCGGCGGCGGCACCGACACCGGCCACCCGTACCCCGGCTGGCTATGCTGCACCCGCGTCGGCCCCGGCTACCACTGCGACGCCGCAACCGGCTCGGCCTGCCGCTCCCGCTGCACCGGCCGCCGGTGGCTTGCCCTGGCAGCGCCAGCCTTGAGGAGACGACTGCCATGACCGAACTGCATTCCCCATCGGCCACGGCAGCGCTGCCCGACACCCCCGAAGGGTGCCGGGCACGGCTGGCCACCCTGCACAGCGAGATCGCCGCGATCCGCGTGCAGATTGCCACCACCGACCTGCGCCGCCAGGCCCACAAACAGGCGCTCGACGCCGAATGGTTCCACCGCGCCAAGACCGCGCTGCGCCTCAAAAAGGAGGAGGCCGCGCGGCTGTCGGCCCGCCTGATCGAACTGACCCCCAAAGCTAAATCACCCCGCGAGCGTTTCAAGGACGCCCTGATCGAGGCCATGCGCGCCGAGTGTGATGACGCACGCTGGAATGCGCTGCTCGCGCGTGCCCGTCTGCTGCACGACCACCAGGAGGTGAGCCATGGCTGAACTGCCCACCCTGAGCAGCCCCACCCGCGACGCGATCTTCGCGGCCTACGAAGCGCAGGCCAGCAGCGGCTTTCGTGCCCACCTCGGGGCCTCCTTGATCGGCAAGGACTGCGAGCGCGCCCTGTGGTTCGACTTTCGCTGGACCACGGTGCACCGCCATCCCGGGCGCCTCTTGCGCCTGTTTGAGACCGGCCAACTGGAAGAAACCCGGTTGGTGCGGAACCTGCGCAGCATCGGTGCCACGGTGCTGGAGGTCGATCCCGAAACCGGGCGCCAGATCCGTGTGCAAGCCCACGGTGGCCACTTCGGCGGCTCGCTCGATGGCATTGCGCTGGGTCTGCCGGAAGCACCCAAGACCTGGCATGTGCTGGAGTTCAAGACGCATTCGGCCAAGAGCTTCAACGACCTGGCTGCCAAGGGCGTGCGCGGCTCCAAACCGCAGCACTTTGCCCAGATGCAGACCTACATGCACCTGACCGGTCTGACCCGGGCGATGTACCTGGCGGTGTGCAAGGACACCGACGAGCTCTACGTCGAGCGCATCGAGCACGACGTAGCTTACGCCCAGGGGCTGCTGGACAAAGCGCAGCGGGTGATCTTTGCCATGCTGCCGCCAGAGCGCATCAGCTTTGATCCGGCCTGGTACCAGTGCCGGCTGTGCGACCACGCGCCGGTGTGCCATGGGCAGGCCGCAGCTGAGGTCAACTGCCGCACCTGCCTGCATTCCACGCCGGTCGACGGCGGCTGGCACTGCACCTTGCACCAGCGCCCCTTGAGCGAGGCGGACCAGCGTGCGGGTTGTGCGCAGCATCTGTATCTGCCGGCGCTGGTGCCGGGCGAGCAGATCGATGCGGGTGACGGCTGGGTGGAGTACCTGTTTGGCGAGGGCCTGCGCTGGCGCGATACGGGCTTCGACAAGGTGGGCAGCGCTGGCTCGGTCGTGGAGGGCGCGTCATGCAACTGACCCTGCGTAACTACCAATCGGCTGCCATCCAGGCGATCTACGACTACTACGAGCGCGCCAAGGGTGACATTTGTATTGTCATCCCTACCGCTGGGGGCAAATCCTTGGTCATGGCGAGCTTCGTCGAAGGCGTGCTCAAGGCCTGGCCCGATCAGCGCATCCTGATCGTGACCCATGTCCGCGAGCTCATCGAGCAGAACCACGCCGAGTTGAAGCGCCTGTGGCCCGAGGCCCCGGCTGGCATCTACTCGGCGGGCCTGAAGCAGCGCGACATTGCCGCTCGCATCCTCTTTGCCGGCATCCAGTCCATCCACCGCAAGGTGCGGGAAGTGGGCCACTGCGACCTGGTGCTGATCGACGAGGCGCACCTGATCCCGCGTGCCTCCAACACCATGTACCGGCGCTTTCTGGATGGTTTGAAGCGCCAGAACCCGCTCTTGAAGGTGATTGGCTTCACTGCCACGCCGTTCCGGCTGGACTCCGGCCGCCTGCACGAGGGTAAGGATGCGATCTTCACCGACATCGCCTTCGAGGTCTCGGTGCGCGAGTTGATCGACGCTGGCTACTTGGCACCGCTGGTCTCCAAGCGCATGGCGACCCAACTCGATGTCAGTGGGGTGGGCACCCGTGCGGGTGAGTTCATTGCCAAGGAGCTTGAAGCCGCCATCGACCAGGATGCGATCACTGCGTCGGCAGTCGAAGAGATTCTGGCCTACGGGCATGACCGCAAGAGCTGGCTGGTGTTCTGCGCTGGCGTCGATCACGCCTTCCATGTGCGCGATGCTTTGCGTGCCAAAGGCATCGCCTGCGCCACCATCGTCGGCGACACGCCCAGCGATGAGCGCGAAGCGCTGATCCAGGCCTTCAAGGCTGGGCAGATCCGGTGCCTGACCAACGCCAATGTGCTGACCACCGGCTTCAACGCGCCCGGCGTCGATCTGATCGCCATGCTGCGCCCGACCCAGTCGGCGGGCTTGTATGTGCAGATCGTCGGCCGTGGCTGTCGCCTGGCCCCAGGCAAAACGAACTGTCTGGTGCTGGATTTTGCCGGCAACATCGCCCGCCATGGCCCCATCGATGCCATCCGCCCCAAGCGCCCGGGCAAGGGGGAGGGGGCAGCGCCGGTGAAGGACTGCCCGGCCTGCCACAGCATCGTGCATGCGTCGGTGCGTACCTGCCCGGACTGCGGCCATGTGTTTCCTCCCCCGGCGCCCAAGCTCGAAGCCAAGGCCAGCACGCTGGAGGTGGTGAGTAATCCCAAACCCCAGTGGATCGAGGTCAGCCGGGTGAGCTACGCGCGGCACGACAAACCCGGCAAGCCGCCGTCCTTGCGGGTGGATTACTGGAGTGGGCTCACCCACCACAGCGAGTGGGTGTGTCTGGAGCATCCGGGTTATGCAAGACAGAAGGCGGTGGCCTGGTGGACGCGCCGCGCACCGGGTCTGCCGGTGCCGGGCAAGGTCGATGAGGCCTTGCAGCATGCGGACCAACTCCAGTGCCCGTCGCAGATCGCGGTGCGTGCGCAGGGCCGCTACACCGAAGTCGTCGGAGTGCGCTTTCCGTGATCTGTGCCATTTGCCGGCGCGAAGCCCGAGGGTTCGGTTTTGCGCCCCGTCTGATCCGTGTCCAGGCACCCACCGTGAAGCTGTGCTCGATGCGCTGCCTGGACCTTGCTGCGAGGTTGAAGGGAATGATTGATCCCAACACACATGAACTGAATGCACTGGCCGCTGCCGGTGCCGAGGGCGGCGCCTATGTCGAGTCGCTCGGGAAGACCGATCTGGCGCGCTTCACTGCCCAGGAGTGGGACACGCTGGTCGAGGTGATCGTCACCGCCTTCCAGGATCACCTGCGCGAGGCCTATGCCGACGATCCGCCGTTCTGAGGAGCCCACCATGACGACACCGAATTACATGGCGCAGCTGGGGGGCACCCTGGTGGACCGGGGCTTCCCGATCCTGCCCATCCAGCCGCGCAGCAAAAAACCGGGCATGTATCGCCAGGGCGCCTGGCACGACTATCCCAAGTGGAGCCGCCACTGCGAGCGCGCCACCACCGAGAACGAGGTCGACATCTGGGGTGACTGGCCCGAGTCGGGCATCGGCATTGCCGCTGGCTGCGTGATCGGCATCGACATCGATGTGCTCGACGGCGAGATTGCAGCCAAGATCGAAGGCCTGGCCAAGCGGCTCTTGGGCGACACACCGGCGGTGCGCATTGGCCGCGCGCCGAAACGCTTGCTGGTCTATCGCGCCGCCCAGCCCTTTGCCGGTTTCAAGTACCCGCCCATCGAAGTGCTGGGCCTGGGCCAGCAGTTCATCGCCTACGGCATCCACCCAGATACTGGGCAGGCCTACGACTGGCCGGTGGAGAGTTTGGCCGATCTGAACCTGAGCGATCTGCCGGCGATCACCGAGGCGCAGGCTCGGGAGTTTGCCCAGGAAGCGTATTTGCTGATCCCGGCCAACCTTCGCCCCAAGAGTCTGAGCGTGGGCCGGCAGGCGGTGGGCGAGTGCGCCAACCTGCCCGAGCAACGTGGCACCTTCGCGGCGGTCGAGGATGCGCTCACCTACATCGTCAATGCCGATCTCGACTACGACAGCTGGGTGCGCATCGGCATGGCGATCAAGGGGGCGCTCGGCGATGCCGGCTGGCCGCTGTTTGAGCGCTGGTCGGCGAGATCGCAGAAGTTCGAGCCCAAGACCACCGCCCAGGCCTGGCGCAGCTTTGCGCCGCAGCGCATCGGCGCCGGCACGCTCTACAAGCTGGCGCTGGACAACGGCTGGCATCCGGCGGCCGATCTGCAGCTCAACGGCGAGATCGTCGCAGAGGGTGTGCATCCGGCCCGAGCCTTGCTGGAGGCCCTGCAGTCACCGGCACCCACGGGATCAGCATCTGCCGCGAATGCAGGGAATGTGCTGCCGCCTCCGAAGCCCTTGCCCTTGGGCTGGGAGCAGGTAGGGGGCGTGATTGGCGACATGATGGCCCTGATGGCGGCAACGGCCAAACGCCCACAGCCCGTGCTCGCGCTGGGGGCCAGCCTGTGTGCGGTCGGGGCGCTGATGGGGCGCAAGTACCGCACCGAGAGCAACATCCGCTCGAACCTGTATGTGGTGGGCATTGCCGAGAGCGGTGCCGGCAAGAACCACAGCCGGGTGGTGATCAACGAACTGTTTCGCCGCGCCAACCTACTGCAGTACCTGGGTGGCAACAAGATCGCCTCAGGCTCGGGGCTCTTGACCGCCATCCAGCGCCAGCCAGCCATCCTGTTTCAGCTGGATGAGTTCGGGATGTTTCTCTCGGCGGCGGCCGACCGCAAACGCTCGCCGCGCTATGTCTGCGAGGTGCTCGACCTGATGACCGAGCTCTACACCACCTCGGGGACGACATACTTCGGCGTCGAGTACGCCAGCACCCAGCACAACGATGCGCACCGGGCGATCCACCAGCCCTGTGCCTGCATTTACGGCACGACCACGCCGCTGCACTTCTGGCAGGCGCTGCAGGCGGCCAACGTCGCGGACGGGTCGCTGGCGCGCTTTCTGATCATGGAGAGCGAGGACGACTTCCCCGACAGCAACGAGGTGTTTGGGGTGATTGACCCACCGAAGTCGCTGATTGACCGATTGATTCTGATCCACGAAGGCGGTGGCAGGCTCAGTGGCAACCTGACCAACATTGGCGCCGTCGATGAGGTGCTGGTCGAGCCGCGTGTGGTGTCGATGACGCCGCAGGCGCGCGCTGCGTTTCGGCAGCTCGATCAAGAGTTGGTCGGGCAGCTGCGAACCTCGCGCGGCAGCGGTTACTCGTCGATCCTGGCACGCATTGAGGAGAACGCCACCAAGTTGGCGCTGATCCGGGCCGTGTCGCGCGATTCGGTTGATCCCCGGATCGAGGAGGATGACGCGGGTTGGGGAATCATGCTCTCGCGCCATTGTGCGGAGCTGACCATTCGGGAAGCCACGGCGCGGGTGTCGGAGAACCAGGTCGAGTCGCAGCACAAGCGGGCGATGCAGATCCTGCGCGACGCCGGACAGGCCGGCATGTCCAGGAGCGAGTTCACCCGCCGCACCCAGTTCATGGACCACCGCCAGCGCGAAGGGGTGTTGCGTACCCTGGCCGAGGCCGGGCTGATCGAGACGGTGATGCTGCAAAGCAAGGGGCGACCGGCCCAGTGGATCAAGGTTCTGTAGGGGAGGACGCCGCGCACACCATTCTTCAATACAAACTTCTTTCTTCCCTAGATGCCCCTCGCCAAGAGAGTAGATATTTCATTATTTATTTATTCATTCTCTATATCTCTCTGTCTGTCTACGGTGTTCTCCGTGTCTACAGGGGGTCTGTGTGTGTATCTCTACACAGGGCATGTGGCTTTGAAATAAGGGGGGAAGTGAAACAAGCACCTGCGGCGCAATCTGCCCCGGGTTGCGCAGCCGCTGTGGGCTGACCCGTCACAGCACGTACCCGTACCTCATCCCTGTCGGACATGAGGGAGCAGCACCGACCCTGACCCGGTCCGTGATCGCGCTCCTCCAGGTCGCTAACGCGTTCCTTGGAGGATCGATTGTGATCACCTCAACTGTCGCCCCACACTCGGGGCTGGGGCAGCGTGCCCCGCAACCCACGCATTTCGTCTCTCCGCCCCAGGTCGCGGCCGCCGCCGGCGTGCCGCGCCACACGGCCAGCGCCACCCTCTGGCGGACGGTGCCCGGCTACCCCGCCTACGAAGTCTCGGTCGATGGCGTCGTGCGCCGCTGCCAGGGCTTTCGCTGCCGCCGCGCCCACCGGGTCCTGGTGCCCTTCGTTCGCCCCAACGGCTATGCCCAGATCCTCCTGTACCAAGGGGGCAAGCGCCGGCGCTTCGGGGTGCATCAACTCGTTGCGCTGGCCTTTCTGGGCCTCAAGCCTTCGCCGCTGCACGAGGTGGCGCATCTGGATGGCCAGCGCCTGAACAACCACGTCAGCAATCTCGCCTGGCTGCTGCACAGCGAGAACGAGCGCCACAAGGACCTGCACGGCACGCGGCTGCGCGGCTCGCAGATCGGCAACGCCAAGCTCACGGAAGCCCAGGTGGTGCTGATCCGCCAGGCCCTGGCCGTCGGTATCCGGCAGTGCGCCCTCGCACAGACCTATGGCGTTTCCGATTCGACGGTGAGCCTGATCGCGCGCGCCAAGACCTGGAGGCATGTGCGATGAGAACGCTGGCACTCGATATGGGCTCACGCTGCGGCTGGGCCATTGGTAAAGCGGGAGAGGTGTGCGCAGGCCAGGTGTGCTCCGGCGTCTGGGATATCGCCCCACGCCGGGGCGAATCGCCGGGAATGCGCTACCTGCACCTGCGCGCTCACCTGCAGCGCGTGCGCGCCGCCTATCCCGATCTGGCCGCCGTCTTCTACGAGCAGGCACATCACCGGGGAGGCGCCGCCACCGAGTACGCCGTGGGGTGCGTGGCCACCGTGCAGGCCTGGTGTGCCGAGCACGGCATCGAACACGCGGCGGTGCACAGCGCCACGATCAAGAAGCACGCCACCGGCAAGGGCAATGCGCCCAAGGATGCGGTGATGGCGGCGATGCGCCGTCGTGGCTTTGCGCCCACCGATGACAACGAAGCCGACGCTCTGGCACTGCTCGATTGGGCGTTTGCTCAGGGAGGTGCGCGATGAACCCCAGCTGCATCAGCACCGAGCGCTGGCGTCCGCCGAAACCGCTGGTCGGCCAGCGCGTCCTGGAAAAAGTCCTCAACCGCCACACCGCTGTGAACTGTCCCGAGTCGCGTCTGTTGGTCGCGGTCATCAGCGTCGCCATCGTCGACTGCCTGTCCTTGGGCAAGGGCGTCAGGCGCGAAGCCCGGCGCTTCGTGCTCGGCCCTGACCTGGAGCGGTGGTGCGACTGGGTCGGGCTGAACCCGGACTTCGTGCGCCGCATCGCCCACCAGGCCGGCTACCTCGCCGACGAACAGCAGCACTGGGAAGGCGGGCATACCAAGGCGCCCGCCCAGACCCAGCACCCAACCGCCACCCCGTATCCCGAAGGAGCATCCGAATGAACCCCACCTCTGTTTCCATCCCCTGCGCCCTCGGGCGCCTAGCGCCAGCGTCACCCGCCAGCAGCGACGAACTGCGCGCGATGCGTGCGGCGGCCTGGCACAAGCAAGGCATCGTGGTCGTGCCGCTGGAGGACATCTTTGATGAGTGGGACCGGGCGTTCCTGTCCGGTATCGCCACCAAGCTCTACGGTGCCCGAACTACCTCGACGAAGCACAGCCGCCCCTGGCGCGAAGGCGAAGTCATCGACCGGGGTGATGGCGAGACCTGGACGGTGGTGGCGACCACGGCCAAGTCGATCACCGTGCAACGTGACCGCGATGGTGCGCTGGCCACCCTCGGGCAACTTGGGGAGGCACGGCCATGACCAAGAAGACGCAACGCGCCCGAGCCAAGGCCGAGAAGAAGCCGCACATCGGCGAGGAGCACATCCGCCCGGATGGCAGCGTGATCCGCTACGTGCGGGAGGAGGACGATGACCGCAAGCCCGTCGACCACTACCGCACCGTGGACACGCTGGCGCTGATGCTCCGAAACGGCAGCATCACTGGTGCCATGCACGATGCGGGGCAGCAGTTCTCGCAGGACTTTGCGAGGGCATTTGCC